TCTCAAACCAAGAAATATAAAGTGGATGCTCACGTGCATTTTTTACTAATTTCTCAGGCTTACCGTGACGCTTAAAAAGTTGATAGTGCTTATTACAGTAGCCTAGTCCTTTAATTGCTTCCTCGCATCCTTCTACTGAGCATGCGCCTTCTCTGGTTTGTTTAACTCTCTCAGTTCTACCGTACAAATAATTACGTCGATAATGAGTTTCGCACAAACCCTTGCTTCTGATAGGTTTGCCGCAATTTTCAACTGAGCATACTGGTTTAGGAAACGGTTCGGTAGTCCAAGCCATTCGACACCCCTTGCTAAAAAGGGAAGCTTAAAGTGTCGAATGGCCTTTGTAAAGTCAGTTAGCTATGCATTTACACGCGGTCAGCTATGCAACAAAGCCATTCTGGACGTATAAATTTAAACCCAAACAGCACGTCCAAACGAGTAGCTAACTGATCCGTCAACGGCAGGTAATCAGTTAACATACGCATAGACACACCATCAAAGCTGGTGCGGGCTGCTTCTTCAACTGCTTTCTTGGGCATCACCAAGTCAGCAGAAGCCATGGTAACGGCCTTCTGAGTGTAGGCAAGAGACTTGCGATAGACACTAGAAGCAGGGGTTGCCAGCACCATAGCAGCACCATTGAGAGGCAGAGCATCAACAGTCTGATACTGCTGATCAGCACCACCAGCAACGCCACCAACAGGACCAATCATACCCGGATAAATCGGAATGATGGTTCCGGTAGTAGCAACGTGAGCGGTGACAACGAACCGGCGCAACGTACCAAGGCTTTCCTTAGTAATACGGTTGACGGCATTAACGCCAGCAAACGTAATGATATCACCTTTCTTAAGCGTACCAGTGATGGCATTAACAGTAATGTCGCCGCCAGAGGTAGAGGTAGACTGTCCACCGCCAGCAACCGTGCCACCAGCATTAAACGTACCAGTAGTATGCTTAATAACAGTCTGGTCACGGAAGAAGCGATCAAAGCCCAAACCAGACTTCATCATACCGCTACGGAACTGAGCAGAGATTTCTTGAGACGGATTGAGCAAGCCAGCGAGCGAGCTAACAGTGCGGCTATCCGTAGTAGGATCATTAACGCAGCGGCGATCAAGCATAGTAGCTCCCTGATCGTCAAGGATGGCGTTAGCTCCGGTAAACTGATCCATAGTCGGGGAGATAATGTTACCAGCACCATCTACGTTGCTGATCAGATTACAAACGCCACCTTCAGAGCCGCGCATAATGGTAGAAGCAACCTTACCACAGAGAGCGCTGACCATCGGAGCCATAACAAGCTCAGAGTAACGGTCAATGCTCATGGTACGCTCAGCAGTAGTGTACGGGGTAGCAACGTTCTTCTGACTGGAAACAGTCAGAGAAGTATACTGCTGCGTATTGTCCTGAAGCTGCATAGCAGGACCATCAGTGACAATGAAGTCAGACGGCAGACGAATACGGAGAGTGTCGCCAATCTTGGCACCATCGACCGCAAACTGATTATCATACTGAGTATCCATGTTCATGATGAACAGGTTACTATTCTTAAACAACATTACTGCTTCCGCAGTCAGCATGTCGATGGTGAGGTACGTATTTGCCAACGTAGTATTCCTTAATTAAGGGGTTAAATGAATTATTGATGTTTCGGAGAAATATCTGTTGCTCGAAACAGATTATTTGAACGAGCTATCAATAGCCATTAGCCTGACTAAGGAGGCAAATTCTAAAAAACTTTCAGTGCCTATACCCGGCAAAGAGGGTTGCGATACTAAGAGCTTAAATTTTAAAATCAGTCAAGGAAGATTTTTGACGCTTCACACGATTTCTTGCAGCCATAGACAATTTCAATTTATGCTCTGCCGTCCAAACCCTACCCTTTTGTGCTTCTGACATTTTAGCCTTAATGGCTTCTGATTTGGGGATACCCCTTATAGATTTCATTCTAGCTTCAATCTGCTCTTTGCTATGCTTACGTCCCGCCGCAAACTTATTATCCATACGCTGAGCCGACATTAAGCGTTTTGTTTCCTCAGAATGCTTATGACCTTTATGTACTTCAGACATATTAGCTCTAGCTTCCTCAGTATGCTTATAACCTCTCATGCTACCACCTAGAGGAGCCACATTGTATTCGGGCTTTAGCAAATTTCCCCAATAAATCTCACGTTCATTTAACTGCGAAGCATCGCTTAAAACTTCTAAAACTACAAAAATAAAATTAGCTTCACCGTGCTTACACCAAGCACGTTGCAATAATATGCTGTGATGATAGAAGCCGCGCAAAGACTTACGATGCTCACGCCATCTTAAAATTTTATCAGCAGCCTGACCTACATAATGTTTATCATCAACAATATTTATAATCGCATAAATACAAATCATTTCATTTCCTCATTAAATAGAAAAAGTGTGGACACTCGGAGGAATGCCCACACTTCTCAACCGTCAAGTAAGTGTCCGCTTATTCTCGACGGTTAACCAAATCCCTTCAGCTTACGCTGTTCCAACATCTGAGCTTGTCGCTTCCTAACGTAAGTATCAATATCCTTAGTATCCGCCTCAGTAATGGTAGTAGAATTATTAGCTCTACTGCCATTAACCGGCTTAACAGGATCAGGCACCTTAGAAATCTGTTTCTTAGGCTTCTTCTTTTCAGCTTCCAATTTGTTTGAAATTTCAACTAACTCCTTTGTCATCTTAGCTGGTTTAGTTTTTAAACCATAAATACGCTCTGCTAATTCGTCATCATTAGCAATGAACGCTAGCACTTCTCCACCGTTGTCTAAGTCCTCAAGAATACCAATCATGAAAGAAGGGATAGGACCAACATCAGTAGCAATATCATTAATCTTGTCGTCAAAGTCCTTATCAACTTTGCGAGCTTCAGCCTGAAGCCTGTCACAAGCTGCCTCAAACTTAGCTTGCATATTAGCCATTTCTTTGTCAGCTAATTTTTTAGCTGCAATGGCTTCAGCCCTGCTTTCAACTTCCTCCTCAGTAAGCTTCTTCTCAGGATCAGCTTCTAGCTGAGCCTTGAGCCTAGCTACTTCAGCCTCAGCAGTAGCCTTGGCGGCAGTCAATTCATTAAAGCGTTTCTGTACGCGGTCCTCTTTGCGTTTAGCCTTAGCAGCAAGTTTATCTGCTTCTTCCTTAGCTGCTTTTTCTTCATCTGTTAATTCTACTTCAGGCTCAGCTTCTTCTTCATTATCTTCTTCATTTTCATCATCTTCTTCATTAGCAGGCTCCTCCTCTCCACCTTCAGGCTTAGGAATTACAGCATGACCTTCAGGGAGATTACCCTTAGCAATCTCAGCCCTGAGCTTATCTTTTGGGGAGCCTTCATCATTGTTACCATCATACAAAGCATATGACAGTAACGAATTACCAGACAGTAAGTGTTTAAGCATTTTGTTTCTTTCTAATTTCAGCTTCTATTGCATCTTTTAATTTTAAAAAATTTGGATTTGGAGGAGGAAACGGTATAGCTTTTTTATTGTTCTTTGTGTCAAATTTTGGATGCTTACTAGCTTCCTCCCGCTTAGCCTCAGCTTCTTTTAAAGATTGGTAGACCTTCCCTAAATCCCAAAGGGAATAGGCAGATAAAAGCTTACCGTTGTAAATTTGATTGTCCATTATAAGCACTTCTTTAACGCTGTCATCTGTTCCTTTGCAACAGCCTTAGCAGCCTTCACCCTAGACTTATCGCTTTGGATTTCAGCCGCCCTTTGCAAAGCTCGCAAATCGTCCTCAGCCCTCCACTTCTGATCATCTTTAGCCATAGTGCTAGGACTATCACTGACAATCCTAACAGGAACGGGTTTCTTTCCAGCCTTCAATCCCTCAACAGCCATGCGATTTTTCTTATGAGCCATGTCAAACCCTCTTGCTATCAAAATTAAAATCAATCTTTGGCGTATTTAAAATAATAGGTTTAGGTTTTTCAGTATCAGGCTTGTACAAAACAGTCTGCTCAAAATGCGGCATATCGCCAGCAGTCTTAGCCATCATATCCAAATCAGGATCATTAATTCTTTCCATGATGGCGTTATAAATAATCTGACGCTGATCCTCTGGTGTTTTAGGGTTGCACATGATTTCATTTAAGGAATAAACAGCAGCAGGAATAAACTTTTCCAGATGTACCCTTGCGAAGTTACGAGGGTTTTCCTTGTACTTCATCAGATTGATTTTCTTGCCCTGAAGCATGATAACTTTTAAATCAGAGTTTCTAGCAGCTTCAAAAAATTCCGCAGCAAAGCGTCCAGCAGTCTGCTCTACAATAATGTCTGAAGGGTCTACAATTTTAAGTTTGCTCATTTGTCCTCAAACGGGTTGTAGTATACAGGTATAAGCTGATATCCT